TAACCCCTTCAGGGGTCTTAGTATTTATTTGGTTCTTGGTTCTTGGTTCATGGTTCTTGGTTGGCATTGGGGGGTGTTTAGGGGGGCTATCGCTAGGCAATAAGGTGGGTATTTCTTTATTCCACCGTTTAGCTGCACCTTTGCGTCCACCCTCAGCCATCGCCTTATAGCGAGAAAGCTCCTCTGTGGCTCTTTTATTGCTCCAGGCTACCCCAGCCTCATCTAGCTCAAAAAACTCGCCTAAAACCGCTAAAACAGCCTCCTGTGTCGATTTTGTCCGCCTAGCAAGAGTAGGTATGTCGTTAATCAAAGGTTTCTCGGTCAAATAGTAGAGGTCAATCAATCGTCTGTAGGCTAAATCTTCTTCATTCGTTAAATGGGCTGTGTGGCTGATATAGTCACCTATGTGGAAAGGATAAAAGTTCATGTTTAACCCTTGAAAAGATCAGGGCGCAACAATTCCTTGGTAAGACGGCCCTCAGACAGCCGTTCTAGGGTTTTTATATGCTTTAGCGGAATCTGCTTCCTGGCCACCCATTGATATACAGATGACTCCCTAATCCCAAGCTGGTGGGCTAGATTGGCTAAAGAACCGAACTCCATTTTTAATTCGTAAAACTGATTCATGTAGCAATTCTCCTCTTATTTGTCGCAAGAATAGCATGATTTGGTAAAAAGCAACAAATATTTTAATTAGGGATTGTCTTAATATAAAACTCGACATTTTTATGACTTTTGAGTTATAGTTCTTTTACGCAGTAAATTTTTTTAACCAAGTGAAGAAGGGAAAGCAAATGAAACAAATCATATTTGATGTAGTCGGTGTAATACTTTTAGGAATCCTCCTAGGCTGTATGTTTGGATGGGGGTTCTAATCATGGGTATGTCAAGACACGATGCTTACTACGAGCCTGAAGACTACGATGACCGCTCCGATGAAATAGAAGAGCGCACATGGGAACTAATCAAAGTTGGCGGTAAATTCGATTACAGGACCTCAAGTGCTATTGCCGAGGCCCTTAGCGAAATGGATGTGGATACCGACAAAGCCTTACAAGATGCAATCAATTCAGGCGATTACGAGCAAATTGGGCGCAAGGTAATCAATATGGCGATGGAATATATGGAGCACATCGCTAGGGATGTTGCCGAGTATGAAATTAACGATTAAGGAATAAGTGATGACCAAGAAAAAGACCGAGTATTGCCCCAAAACGCAGGCTCTTTGGGAGATGTATAGATGGCATGAGGAACATACTGCCATGCTAGTAATTCTTAAAGAATATCTCAGCACTCCGCATTACACCAAATTTTACGCAGAAAGCATGATTAATGTAATGATCAGCAATCAAATTACCAACCAGTTTGAAATGATGGAAACAGCCAAAATTGAGATATAGGAGAAAGGCATGCAATACCAAGGCAAATTGTGGGATAGATATCAATGTTATTTGGCTTATACAGACGATGAAGTTCCTAAAACTTTTGATGAGTGGTTAAATTCTTAATAGGAGTAAGTGATGAGTAAATTTTTAGAACTACGCAAGATCAATGTAAATGAGCATACAGACCGCAAGGGTAAATTTACATATTTAAGCTGGGCATGGGCAGTAGACCAGCTATTACAGCAAGATCCAGGCGCAACTTGGGAATATAAAGATCCCATGTATTTTGCAGAGACGTTGATGGTATTTTGCTCGGTTAACGCTTTTGGCAAGACTATGACGGCCCAACTGCCTGTCCTAAACCACCAAAACAAAGCTATACCGAACCCCAACGCAATGGAGGTCAATACCGCCATGCAACGCTGCCTTGCCAAGGCCATCGCCTTACATGGTATCGGTTTGTATATCTACGCAGGAGAGGATATTCCTGAGGAAGATACACCTGACTTAACGGACCAAGCAGATACTTGGGTAAAAGCAATCAACACAGCGAAAGACATCGATGAACTCAAAGTCATATACGGTAATGCCTATCATCAACTCTCAAAAGATAAATCCGCAGTCGCTAAGATTTCCGCAGCCAAAGATGCCAAAAAGTCAGAATTGGCAACTAAAAGCGATGTTTGATGAGATTCTAAGAAAGGCACAAGAGAAATGAATGCAAAACAAATAGCTGATGAATTGGAAAACATTTATTGGATACAGGGCGATGGAAAAGGCAAACCATTTCAGCAATATGCAGACTTTGTGCGCCAGCAACAAGCTGAATACTATTCTTTACTTGTTAATCACGACAAACTTTATGCAAAAGTAGTAGAGCAACAAGCTGAAATTGAGGCGTTGAAAAAGGAAGCCGCACTACAAAGGTTATCTGACTTTACGCAAGAAGCTGAAAAGACACTAACAGATGAGGAAATAATTGAAATTTGGAGTGGAATGGAAACTGACACAGGTGAACAAAACATTGCGTTTGCTAGAGCAATACTAAGAAAGGCACAAGAGAAATGATTGAATCTTTAGTAGAGCCTAGCCCTTTAGACAATGATGTGGCCGTCATGAAAATACTGCAACTTATGGGTCAAATTAGCTTGCGAGACCTAGAGTATGTTTTAAAAGTAGTGGCTGCGGTTTATAAAAAGGTTGCTTAACATGACCACATTTACAACAGAAGATCGAATAGCCGTTGAACCAATACCATTTGCTGGGCTTGTGGACCTAACCGTAAAACAAGGCACAAATGAATGGCATCAAATGCGCCTTGGAAAAGTAACGGCCTCTAGGGTTGCCGACATACTCTCAAAGACAAAGACAGGGCCTTCAGTTAGTCGAGTCAACTACCTGATTGAGCTTGCCTTACAACGAGTTACAAAAGCCCTAGAGCCATCTTACACCAACGCATCAATGGAATGGGGAACTTTAACTGAACCGCAAGCGAGGGTAGCTTATGAAGTTGCAACTGGTAATTTTGTCGATCAAATCCCTTTTGTCGATCATCCTAAAATTAAGTGGTTCGGTTGTTCTCCTGATGGCCTGGTTGGGGACGATGGACTTATTGAAATTAAATGTCCTAACTCTCCTACACATTGGTCCTATATAAAGGCAGATGAGCCACCGAATAAATACATAATACAAATGCAAGCACAAATGGCGGTTACAGGACGTAAATGGTGCGATTTCGTATCGTTTGATCCTAGAATGCCTGAACGCAGCCAATTGTTTATAAAACGTATTCCAAGGGATGCAGAGTTTATTCTTTTTATGGAAGCAGAAATTAGTAGTTTTTTAAGTGAAGTCGAGGAGGAAGTAAATTTAATGGAGAGCAAAGATGCTTAAGGAAATAAAACTAATCTATTCATGCAATATTGCTGGATATAACACCCATCTTATTGATAAAGCAGAGCTTACAAACTGGTTAAATGGCCAGTTAAAAGCATATGTTGGAGCAAAAGATATCGGAATTATGGGTAATTCACAACTAGAAACTACGGAAGAGGAATAAAAATGTCAGTTAAATACTTTGTAAAAGCAGCGGTTTCGGAATATACCGATAAAGAAGGTAAATCTAAAAAGAAATACCAGTCTATTGGTGTAGTTATGGAAACCAAGCATGGGCTAATGTTAAAAATAGAAACCATTCCTGTGTTTGCTATGAAAGAAGGTTCAATTTTTGCTTACCTAAACGAGCCTGAAGATAAACCCCAAGGACATTCTGCGCCACAGAATTTAAGTCAACTTGAAGAAGATATTCCGTTTTAAGGAGTTGTTATGCTAAGAAAGGAAATATTTAAGGAGCGGTTTCCTGATGCTCCTGAAGATGGAACGGCCCAAAAGTTATGGGAAATGGCTTGGAATGAGGCTATAAAGACTGCAATTAAGCACATTGACATTTATACAACCTTAGATCAAGCTACAGCCAGGGCCTATGCGATGAATATTATGGACGAATTGGAGGGGCTTGCATGAGTGATTTTATTTGGACCGCATCAGGAACAGACATTACTGAAAGGTGGAGGCTGAAATACGGCTGGATTCCACCCTCAGAATTGCCTGAATACCATGAAAAATGGAAGCACTATCAAGAACTGCCTCTACGCAAACTTGACGATCAAGCCAAGAAGCAATATGAGGCAGCAATGAAAAAGGCTAAGGTAAACAGAATTACTTAGTATTTCCGCATATTTGGAAGAGGCGCTTCTGCTTGGCTTTTGCCTTCAGGATGCGCTTTTTCCATTGGGAGGCTCATGTGCTTGTCTAATTTGGCTTCCAAACGCTTTAATTCATGCTCTGTGGCCTTTTCATGCTCTCGCTCTACCACATAGTGGCCCTTGGCTTTTCCAGCGCTTGCAGCGCCTGTAATCTTGAAACTGTCTGCTTTCATTTTATGCTCCTAAAATATCCATTGCTTTGTGAATTGCGGAAATACGGTGATCTATACCTAGTGTGCCACCATTGATACGTTTTGTCATTGTTGTGTAGTCTTCGGCATCGGCTAGTGCGTTTAGGCCCTTTTTATTCCAAAACCAACCAGCGGACATAACAGCGTTTTCAGGCTGTAGTAATAACTCAGGTGTATCGGTTAATAGACGATTAATTGCATCACCACATACAGTATAGTTGCTACGACCAGTAAGTTGAATAATTCCTCGTCCATGAAATTTCCATCCATCCCCATCTTGGGTATTGCCTAAGTCTGCTCTACCGCCATAAACCTTATTAGCAATCTTCTCAGAATTGTTTTCATACTTTTCAGCAGTATCCATATCAGGAAAACGGCTGGGCCAAACTCTCATTAAAGCGGCAGCGGAATAATGAAGATTCTCTTCTAGAGTTTTAAAGTTATTAGACTCATGCTGACATTGTCCAATAAAGGCAGCCTGGCGCTTTGGTGTATTGATTTCGTATTTATCAAAAGTTGCATTTAAAGGATCTAGCCATTTAGCGTCAATCCCTAATGCTGTTAGTTGTTCATTTGTCATTTAAGCCTACTTGCTGATTTATCCAATCTTGTAAAGATATTAGTTGTTGGGTTGTTTGGGCGCATTGCTCGGCAACAGATAATAAGTTATAGGCTTGACCATTAATTGTGATGGTGGCTGTGCCATTGGGGGACATTGCACCGCTACTGGTGTCGAGCATCCTGCCATAAAAAGCATGGATGTTATTGATGTTATCTTGATAAGATTTTGAAACATTTTCATTAATTATCTCCTGTTCTTTTGCCTTGGCTTTGTTTTCTGCAATCTGTCTTTCTCCTGCTGCCACAACCTCAGTCTTATATTCAGCATATCGTAAATGCTCAACATAAAACCCAGCACTAAAACCACCAAAAACCAAAGCCAAATAAATGTAGACTTGTCCACCTAGACCGCCTAATAGATTAAGTAAAAAACTCATTGTGGGTCAGGCTCCGATCCTGATAGTTGTTTTCCTGCAACAGATGCAGCACCTGAACCTGAAATGATTCCAAGCGCACCAGCTAACTCTGTCAGACTAATTTCCTTGCCAGCATATATTAAATATATAGCTGAACCACCCACTAAAAAGAAACCAAGCATCCAAGCCCAACGAGCTATGCAGTGGGTTTGATTATCTTTTCCAGTAAGTATATGAGTCATTATTTCGTTCATTTAATACCCCATGTTAAATACCAGGCTATTACAGCCGCTAAAGCAAAACAATAAAACTGCACCTTGCGAACTTCTCTTAAATCATGCTGAAACGCTTCATTTGCAGCACGTTCCAAATTTTCAATATCTAATTTAATCTTCAAAACAGCATCCCATTCTTTAGCGCCATACTTTTTTACAAAGTCTATTTTTAACTTTGCCTCCTCATCGGAGATTTGCTTCTTTCGCTTCCAATCTTCTAGCGCTTTAATCAACGCTGTTTGCTTTTTAAATTCTGCTTCTTTTAAGGCTCTGCGCCTTTCATTTGCTCTTTTTTGCGCTAAATCTACACCGTCCTGTTGAATACCCTCAATGCTCTTAGATAACTTCTTGCTGGCTTCTCGACTTGCATCAAGACTTCCGCTAAGAGATTGCACCCCTTGCGAGATACCAAATGGGTCGGACATGGTTCATTTTTGCGTAAAGTAATGTATCAAAAAACCAACAAAACTAGAAACAGCAGAAATAATCATCATGCCAGCCCATAATCCACCTTTGGATTTATTGGCAAGACTTAATAATTCTTTTACGTCTGCTCTTAGCTCAGAAACCTCATGCTCCATAGCTTCTACTTTTTGCCACATCACACCAACTTTTACTGGATCAATTTCGCTCATAATTAACTCTTAATAATGAATGCAAGAGCATAATATGGAGGCATATTAGCGCCTGAACCACTTACACCAGCAGAAGTATTGGTTGTAGAAACAGAAATACCAGTAACAGCGGATTGAGTATTTTGATTATAACTATGTTGATATTTAGGATCTCCGCCTGTTCCTGAATAAGCTACGTTTGGTGTTCCATCGCCATATTGAACATGGAAATGTCCTGGATCAGTAACAGTAGAAGTTGCAGTATGAGTGTGCGAGACAACAATTGCATCAGTTGATCCGCCAGTCGCACCAACTGCATAAGTTGCGCCAGCGCCCAAAATAAACGAATTGCGCAAATCAGGAGCGCCATTTGTGCCATCGCAAAGTTGCCATCCGCTAGGAATAGAGCCAGTAGAACCTGACCAAATTGCAATTAATCCACTTGGTATTGTTCCGCTTACAGCTGGTGCATTTTGCAAGATAGGATAAATATTGTCTAATGTTTGTAATGTAGTTCCACTGGCTGTTTGAATTACAAATTTATATGAATAGCCAGTAAACAACCAAACTTCATTAGGAACTCTGCCACTAGAATCCAAAACAATAGGATTAGCATTAGCTGTTGTTCCACCATTATCTGTATAGGTGGCTAAAGGAGTGCTAGAACCAGCTTGGTATGTATAAATAAGGCCGCCAGCTAATGGCAATCCAGTGTTATCTAAAAATGGTTGACCTGAGTTGCCAACTGGGGATAAAAGAACTGATGCCATTATTGATTACCTTTTTCTTTTTGAACTTGTTGCAAATAAGATTGGAAAGAAGCCAATGGAATCTTACCAGCACCTAATTTGCTAGGCGCTTGTAATAATTGTTTTAAAGCTGTTTGACCAATACCTTTTTCTAAATAAGATGCAAACGCTGGACTGTTTAAAGCCTTTTGAACCAATTTAGGAGCAAGCACACCAGCAGCCACACCTTTGCCAGCGCCATATATATCACCTTCTCTTAAAGCCTCGCCAACACCCAAGGCAGCAGGAAGAGCGGCAGCATTTAATATGCGAGCAGTTGTTCCGCTATTTGGTAATTTTTCAGGCAATACATTTTTGCCAGCAGCCGCCAAATTAGCTAACTGTGGATCTTCAGCATAAAAAGAGTAGCGTTTACCTTTAGTTTTTAATGAATTGTATAGTTTAGATGGGCTAATTTCACCAGTTGAAAAGTCGGCAACATCCTCGACTTTACGCATATTGCCCCATTCTTTATTGGCTTGTTTAAGCAAAGCAACGTCTGCTTTGTTGCCA